TAAGTTGCTCAAATTCACTCGGAGATTAGGAGCGCTACGCTGCTATTATCCTCTACTATTCACTCTATTAATTAACAACTATTATGCCTTCAATTAACACAAATAACGAATTACTTAACGTGATAAATGATGACGTTAAAAGTATGAAAGAATGGAGCAATATGCCTCCAATAAGTGAAGAATTATATAATGAATTAGTCAAGGAATTTAATAATGAAAGAATGTATTTTTTCAACGATTCTTATAACATTGGAGAGTAAATACCATGAACAAAAGAGCAACTGAAAACAACTTAAATAACGCTCAATTTGAGCAACTTAAGGCAAAATATATCTTCACTATTGTTGATAGTATGAGCACGAAAGATTTGGTGCAATATGTAGCAAATGATATGGAAGATTTCTTGAATAAGTTAAGCGAATCAGAGGTATATGAAGAGATAAAATATACATTAGATGAGGAAACTTTGGAAGAGTTTATAACAACAGTAAAGGAGGCATAAACGACTAAAATGTTATTAAAAGCGTTAAAAAAGCATTTTAAATGTAATAATAAATATAATATTGCTTTTTATTTGCTTCTATTAATTTCTAAATGTGCTGAGGTGTTGTTGTCTTTGCGGGCGAGAAATCGCTCGCTCATAATTATACCATAAGACACGAAATTTTGCATGAGAAAGTAACATTTTATAACAGTAAGTTTTTATCAGTTTGAGCAGTTGACAAATCTGTAATTTGCGACTATAATTAATAATAAGTACAGCAACAGTATGAGCAGTTAAACACACGCAGATTACAGACAGTTAGAGCAGCTAACTGGTGCGAGATTATGAGGCGTTTGAGCAACATAAGAGCGGAACAGTTTGAGCACCTGAGAGCAGTTATATTAAGGTTTATTTGAGCGAGCGTAGCGAGCGATGCGTAATATAAAAAACGCTAACTTCCCTAACCTACAACGAACCAAAAACGAGCGCTAAATATTCTTCATATCAAAAAATTTTTGCCAGTAAAAAATCATGAATAACCTCGGCTTAGAAATAGTGTTTTGGACTGTATTAACACTTTATATTCTAACAAAATTAAATGTGTTTCGTAAGTAGAAATGGACAGTTATAATAGTGTCATAGTACCCTGCCTCTGGTAGGGTTTTTTGTTATAATTACAGTAGAGAGAAAAAAATTTTCCGCCCATGAAAAACTGGAAAAGGTACGCTAAGTTAACATTGAAGTATTCATTGTATGCACTGTTAGCATGGTCAGCATTAATGAACTTTGCATACCGTGGTACTACACCTAAAGTTGGTTATCGATCCACTAGACAGTAACTAAATAATATGGTATAATATGAATGTGAACACTACATTTTATGGCTAAAGGATTTAAGGTAATTCCAAAAGAAACTCCAACAAAGAAAGAGGAGTGGGATTATGCGAAGATAAAACAGAGAGTGAAAGGAAAACAAATTGTCTTCTGTCTACCAGGCAGAGGTTGTTCCTATATCTTTCTCAAGAATTTTGTACAGTTATGTTTTGATCTGGTACAGAATGGAAATGGAATACAAATATCTCAAGATTATTCCTCAATGGTAAACTTTGCACGTTGTAAGGTATTAGGTGCAAATGTATTGAGAGGCCCGAATCAGATTCCTTGGGATGGAAAGTTAAAGTATGATTATCAGTTATGGATTGATAGTGATATTGTTTTCGACACAAATAAGTTTTGGCAACTTGTCGATCTTGCAATTCCCGAAGAAGGCCCTGAGAAGGAGATCGCAGCAGGATGGTATGCAACCGAGGACGGTCACACCACTTCCGTTGCACATTGGTTGAGTGAAGAAGACTTTGCAAAGAATGGCGGAGTCATGAATCACGAGACAGTCGAGTCGATCACGAAAAGAAGAAAACCTTTCACTGTGGACTATACAGGTTTTGGTTGGGTATTAATTAAACATGGTGTCTTTGAGAGACTTGAGTATCCTTGGTTTGCACCGAAGATGCAAGTGTTTGATAGCGGCAAGGTACAGGATATGTGCGGAGAAGATGTCTCATTCTGTCTCGATGCCAAGAAAGAAGGAATTGAAACATGGTGCGATCCACGAATACGAGTGGGTCATGAGAAGACGAGGGTCATATGATCGGTCTGACGTTGATTGTGATCGTTCTCATACTGATCACAATGTTATATTATTACAATCCACATCACTAAGGAGTATTATGGTCAAGGGAAAATTAGAGAGAAGATACAAGTTGGTTCATAACGGCCGCGAACTCTCCAAGGGTTTATTGAGTGAAGCAGGCAAGTATGATGCATTTCAGATTCTGGTTCAGAGATTTGATATGGGCATCGAGGGTGCAATCGATCCAGATGAGGTCGAGGTTATTGATATGAAGAAGGAGGAGGAGAACTAATGGCGGTTCATTTTAATACAGGTAATGGAATTGATGGTCGTCCAAAGAAGACGAGTCAGGGAAGAGGTAAACATACTCGATACTCCGCAACCAGTCGAAATGGGCGTAAAAAGAAATATCGCGGACAGGGACGTTAATGTATTGTCGAATTCGACTCAAAAACACGAACTATCAGGAATACCACAATTATCGGATTCTTGATAGTTCTTCCTATGATAGATGTCTCGGCATCTATAAGGAGTATGTTGATTATAAAGGTTTTGAGGATGTCGTGCCGATCTTTCGCGAAGAGTTTGAATTACCACACACCGATATTATTGGTTATTATGATGGTAATGAATTGGCAGCTTTCACTCTGGCATATCGTTTTAAGAGTGTGAATAGTGTCTGGGCGGATCAGTTTGCATGGAACTATCGAAATAAAAAGTTAAGTTTAGGACATAAGGCCAATAAGAATGAGATTGCATTATATAAGAGATTGGGTTATGATTACTATTATCTGGGTGAATCATCAGATTACAAGTCCAAATTAGATGGATATGAAATTTCAGACTTTTTTAATACATGGCAAACTACATAGCAAATCTACCCACCAAGAAGGTCTGGGTACGAAAAGAATATCTCACGGACTTTCAATCGGGTTTCGGTGAGTTTGTCGAAGGTCTATGGGTTTCTGCCAAGTCCATACAGGGTCGTGCATTCTATTTTGAGACCTATCTTCCTGAGTATGGTGCAATGTATGATAAGTTACCGATCAGCGCCTTTCTCTCCTCTCCAAAAATACCAGATCCCGATATGGATCTTGTGAATCTACAGTTTTGGAATTGTATGGACTATGATTTTACGGTGATCGTCAAACAATTTGTTGCACCGATGGAATGGGAACTACGTACAAGACATTTCGGCAATCAGAAAGGAAGTTATATCTGCACTCTTGACAACTATCATGGTGACTTTGATCAGATTGATGCATCGACAAGTGAGATGCCTGATGAACATAAGTCATTTAATCTGGTGGCATTGAGAAATGGCCAGTTTGCATTGTATCCAAATAACCGTTGTCGCATTTATGATACATCAATGACACCCGAAAAGGTGAAAATGCCTGACTTTAAGGTATCAACACGCATTTTTGAGGTTGAAAATGATGTCAAGTGGGGTCGATTAGGAGATTGTGATGATTATTTCTGGACAACCCCCGATGAACGAGAAGAAAAATAAGCATATTTTAAATTGGATCTCAAAATTATCCGAAATTCGTCCAGAATTAGGTAATTTTGCGATATGTCCTTATGCATCAAAGTCAAATTTTATCATTTTAGAAGAAAAATTACAAAAAGTTGCACCAAGAGCGGGTTGGGATGTTGTAATTTACGTTGTTGAAGATGATCATGACGAAGATTTTCTCTATTCAATGGTCGATGATTACAATCGGACGTATTCAAAGTATAAATTTATAGCTGATCACCGAAAATCTCAAACAAAAATCAATGGAGTACCGACAAGTAACGGAAAATACAATCTTGTTCTCTGTCAACCACGAGAAGAATTGACAGAAGCAAGAAAAAAACTTGCAAAAACTGATTATTATAAGTATTGGGACAAAAATTACCTTGAAGATGTGTTAGAAGAGGATTATAAGGTCGTTGAAATTCATATTGCACCTGAGTTAGAGTAAAATGGGAGAACATTTACTACTTGATGTCTATGATTGTACCTTTGATCAGTTAAATTCTGTTCATTTTCTTCGTTCAATCTTTACAAAAGCAATTTTAAAGTCAGAAATGACAATTTTGAACGAATATAGTCATAAATTTTCTCCTTATGGTGTTACAATGTTGTTTGCACTTGCAGAAAGTCACGTTTCTTGTCATACATGGCCTGAAAAAGGTTGTTTAAGCGCTGATTTTTATACCTGTGGCGAAAAAGATCCAAAAATAGCTGCTAAATACATTATTGATAACCTATATTCGATTGATTATCAAATTCGTGAGATAAAACGGTAAAAAATAGGTATAAATAAAACAGGAAACTTTTTGTGTAAATAGTGGCATCCAAGGAATTCAAAGATGTTAATTTATCCTTCAAACGTCATCCAGTGACGAATGATGTGGTGACAATTCGTAATGAAGATGCAATCAAAAGATCTGTTAGGAATATAATTTTTACAATTATTGGTGAAAAACCCTTTCAACCTCTTTTTGGATCAGTGGTTAATCAAGCTTTGTTTGATTTAACAACAGAATATGATGAAATTTTAATTCAGGATGAAATTAAATCGTCCATACTTAAATTTGAACCAAGAATTTCAAATTTAAAGGTGACTACGACTGTTTATCCCAATTCAAATGAATTAAACTGTGTGGTTCAATATGATATTGTTGGTCTTCCAGCACCGACACAAGAAGTAGACGTTCTCCTTTTCCCAGCTAGAGTATAATGGCTTTCGGTCAATACGTTAATTTAGATT